CGCTGGAATTCTACCTCTCCATGTACCCCCTAGGCCAGGATGGCGCAGAGCCGATAACCCTGCCCTCCGGTCGCCGAGGCATCGAGTTTTCTTTCGCAGAGCCCTTGGACCGCCAGCACCCAGACTCCGGCAACCCGCTCTTGTTCTCCGGTCGGGCAGATATGGTCGCAGAGTTCGCCGGAGCAGTATTCAACTTCGACGAAAAGACTACAACCCAGCTCGGACAGAAGTGGGGAGCGCAGTGGGATTTGCGGAGCCAGTTCACCAGCTATTGCTGGGCAGGGCGGCGAATTGGAGTCCCTATGCAGGGAACCATCGTCCGGGGCATTTCCATCCTCAAGTCCAAGTACGACACTCAGCAAGCCATTACTTATCGCTCGGGCTGGGAGTTGGACAGATGGGAAGAGATGCTATATCGGGACATTGACAGAATGTTGGAGATGTTTGCTGAGCAGATTGCCGAACCCCGGAAGTCCCTCGACGGTGCTTGCACCCGCTCTGGCAACCCTTGGGACAGGAACTTCGAACCCGCTTGCAATGACTACGGCGGCTGCCCATTCCGGGGAGTCTGCAAGTCCAAGAACCCTTACGACGTCCTGCAAGCAGACTTCCAGCGCAGAGTCTGGGACCCGATGCAGCACAAGGAAGTATCCGTGGAAGAGTGGGAGGCGAGCTGGAAATGAGAATCATAATGGTTTTTGTTCTTTGTTTTGGGGTTTCATTAGCTTGTAGCCTTTATGTTACAAGCAGCCAATTAGCATTTTTTATTGGTGGGGCAGTAGGCATACTCACACAAATCATACTAAACCGATGAAACGCCTCTATATTATAAACGGGAAATACCTGGGTCAATCCCCAATCCCGCCGCACCTATCCTGGCAAGCTAACTTCATGTGGTATTGCGATAGCTGCGGGGAGGTATATGCGAGATTGCCAACGGAAGGGGGTGGCCCTAGACATTGGCAGGGGATGGTTGGGATTTGCGGGAAGTGCCAACCCCGGCAACTATTCCTTGGAAGGCTCCCCGGCTCGATCTGGGATACTACCTTCGTCGGCTTGCATAAAGATTTCCCGGAAGAGGTACTGCGGTATGAGCTATTGCTATTAATTGATAATATTGAAAAGGAGCTACCACAAGATGACAATGCCTGAAAACACCATCCCCGCGCCAACAACCCTCCCTGGAGTGAACATCCTCCTGATGGGGCCAACAGGTACGGGCAAGACCCATTCAATCGGGACTCTAGTAGACGCGGGAATCGAGGTCTTCTACTTCGCCTTCGAAGCGGGCACGGAGTCCTTAATCGGATATTGGGCGGACAGCGGCAAGCCCGTCCCTTCCAATCTCCACATCATAACCGTTAAATCCGCGTCCTCAACCTGGGGGGATATGGCAGACTCCGTGGGCTATGTCAACAAGCTGGCCTACGAGAGCTTGAAAAAGATGTCCGATCCGAACCGCAGCAAGTACAACCAGTTCGAGCAATTCCTCCGCACCTTCAACAATGTGACGGATGATGCTGGGAATACCTACGGCTGTATTGACACATTCGGGGCGGATAAAGCAGTTGTAATCGACGGGCTAACCGGCCTCTCCAACGCTGCGATGAAAACGGTAGTCGGAGGCAAAGCAGACCGGGATCAAAAAGACTGGGGGCTTGCGCAAAACCTCCTGGAGAACTTCCTCCGCAAGATTTGCGATGATTGCATCTGCCATTTCGTCTTGCTCTCCCATGTCGAGCGGGAGGTTGATGAAGTCCTGGGCGGAGTTAAGCTAATGGTCAGCACCCTTGGCAAGAAGCTCCCGCCGAAGTTGGCTCCGATGTTCTCAGATGCGATCCTAACCGTGAGGAATGTTGATAAGTGGTATTGGGATACTGCCTCGGCGCTGGCGGATGTGAAGACCAGGAACTTACCGATCAGCAACAAAAACAACCCAGACTTCCGAGCAATATTGGATAAATGGGAGAAGAGGGGAGGAAGGCGATAATGTCTAATATACGTACAACAACACAGATCTATCTCAACCACCTTGGGGAGTGCTGGACTAGGCTCTGGTACGGGGAGAAAGTCGGCGGGGAAGTTCGGCAAGCAATGCGAGAAATCCGAACGCCGAAGAAAGTAGCAAAGAGCTTTATGGAGGGGAGGTCTAATAATGGCTGAACTCGCTATTAAAATCGACTGCGGTGCAGATAAATGCATGAAATGTCACTTAATGGTAAATCGCAGTTTATATAGTCCGTACTTTTGTCAGCTATTCTGTAAAGAACTTTCCGGGTCACCATCCGGTCCATATCGCTTAGATGAATGTAAAAAAGCAGAGATAAAGGAGCTACGATGAGCCGTGTTTATGAAGAAGACAGAAAGGAAAACTGTGCTATTGAGCCTGCCTCAGCAGCTGATGAATTATTGGCCTTTGTGTCAGAAATTGATGTCTTAGCAGGGGAGGTGGAAGCCAGGGCGATGTCAAAATTAAATAGAATTATGTGGCCGGACACTTCAAAAACCGCCCAGGTTACTGATAAAGGCCCTCAAAGGGTATATCCGCTGCTCTTTGAGGACCTGGAAGCAAGATTATCAAGTATAAAAATATATCTAAACAGTATACAAGATTTACTCAAGCGAGTAGCACTGTAACAACCAGGGCATAAGCCCAAACCAACAACTCAATAAGAGGTAACACCTATGTTCGATGTAGACAATTTCCTTAACCAAACCGTAAACAATTCCAATGACACTTCCCTTATCAATCCTCCCGATAATATGTCTGGCGACGGATATATGATTCTCGCAGGAAAAGTAGATTGCAGAACCTGGCAGAAGAAAGATGATCCTTCCGTTTCCGGCCTCGCCCTCGATATCCAATGGGAAATCCAAGACGAAGCGGTTAAAACCTTCTGCGGAAGGGATAAGATCATTTGCAAGCAAGGCATTATGCTGGACCTCACCGATTCCGGGGAACTGGATATGGGCAAGGGGAAAAACGTTGGCCTTGGCAAGCTTCGCGAAGCCCTCGGCCTCAACACCCCTGGAGAGCCTTTCTCCTTCAGCATGATCACCGGACGGCTGGCGAAGGGATTCGTGCAACATCGGGTTGTAGGGGAAGATATTTATGCGGAAATTAAGAAGGTGTTGAAGGCGTAGGAAGACGCTTCTATCTAATACAAACAACTTTAAAGGAGGAGTTGAAAAATGATACAACCAACAATTGGAAGGGTAGTTCTTGTTCATCGTGGAATATCAAATCAAGCAGAGCCAGCCCTTGTCTGTTATGTACACAGCGATAGGCTGATCAATGTAGGTGGATTCGGGAAAAATGGGGATTCGTTTGCCATTAAGAGAATTCAGCTACTGCAGGATGGGGATGTGGCAACGGACGAAAACAGGTACGCTGAATGGATGCCATATCAGAAGGCTCAGGCAGAGAAAGATAAGGGTTAATCGTAGGGATTAATCTATAATAATCCGCCGGAGATTGGGACGTTCTATTTGCCCCTCTCCGGCGTTTTTTATCCTATGCATACAACCACACCGGGGAGAGGTCAATCGTTAAACGGCGACCCCAAAACCCCATATAGAAATTGAAATGGAGGCACTAAATTGAACACAATCCCAATTTCCTCAATCCTAATCTCCCCGAACCGCCAACGCCAGGAGTTCTCCCCTGACTCCCTAATGGAACTAACAACCTCCATTGCGGAAATCGGATTGCTCCACGCTCCGGTTGTCAGGGAAACCCCCGAAGGCCTAACCCTGGTTTCCGGCGAACGCCGCTTGCGCGCAATCGAAGACCTTTTCATGCTTGGTCATTCCCTGTTCTATAACAATAAGGTAATTGAACCCGGCTCGGTGCCATATGTAACGCTGGGGGAGTTATCTTTCCTAGAGGCAGAGGAAGCGGAGCTGGATGAGAACCTTAAGCGGAGAGACTTGACTTGGCAGGAGTTGGCAGCCGCGCATGAGAGGTTGCATAAGCTGCGGCAGAAACAAGTACTCGCACAACCCCATGAAGTCGGAAAGCCTCCTGAATGGTCCGTAGCCGACACCGCCAAGGAACTCTCCGGCCGTTCCGACGGCGCTTATCAAGATAAAGTCCGCCGGGAACTTATCGTAGCCAAGCACCTCGGCAACCCGGAGATTCAAAAAGCAAAGACCGTCGACGAAGCCTTCAAGTTGCTCAAGCAGCAGGAGAATCGAGAGCGGAATATCGCTCTGGCGGAGGAAACCGGAAAGACATTCTCTTCGGCAATCCACGATCTATTCAACAT